CGTATGTTAAATATTGCGGCGGCTATTGTGAACGATGTCGCCGCGAGGTTGAGGAAGGGACGCGATCCCTTCAGGACATGAAGCCGATCGCGATCGTTCATCACAAAAAATATTTGACGCCGGAAAATATAAATGATCCGGCGGTCAGTCTGTCGTTCGATAACCTTGAAGGATTATGTGACGAACATCACAACAAAGAACACAAAGCGGGTGACGGAAAAAGATTTCGTTTTGATAAAAACGGATTTCCTGTTCCGTTATAAGCAACAAACACGCGCGGACTGATACCGTCCCCCCGGTATATGTCTAAAAAGGGCGGCGTCTGGAACCGAGGGAGGGACTTCCAAAAAACGCTGCAATGCGCGCGCATATAGGGGGGTTAGGAGAAACTTCAATAAATGGCGGAAAAAAAGACCACAATTCAAAACGATGAACAGATATTGACGGACGCGAACGTCAAAAAGGAGTTCAACGCGATCAAAAGGATGTTCCGATCGGTCAAGGATGACGATCCGGACAAAATGAAACTACTTGAAAGAATCATCGAGGAAGTCGCCTTCCAGAAGGTCGCAATGAAAGCGGCGAAAAGGGAACTGATCCTTCACGGACTGCAGACGACCACGAAAAACGCGTCACAGAAATTCGTCAAGGAAAATCCCGCCGTCCAGACATACGACAAATATTCCAGATCCTACACATCGAACATGAAAACCCTGATCGATATGTTACCGCCGAAACAGAAGAAAGAGGTTTCGCGAATAATGGCGTTACGCGGGGACGACTAAAGGATGAAAAGAAAACAGGCGCAGCAGGCGATCGAAAACGCCGGAATGAAAGACAATTATATATTCCAGTATTACGACGCGATCGTCCGGATCAAGAACGGCGAAAAGGTCGAAGGGGTTCGCGCCGCCGGATTCTTTATTCACGCGATTTTCCGGATCCTGACGGAAGGGATCCAGTCGGGGGAATATCTTTTCGACGCCAAAAAAGCAAAACGGGCGATCCGGTTCATTGAAAATTTCTGTCATCATTCCGAAGGACGCGCGGATCTTTTGATTCTGGAACTATGGCAGAAGGCGATCGTGTCGGCGATATTCGGAATCATGGATCCGGATCGACCGAACTGTCGAATGTTCCGGGAAGTCCTTCTGATCGTCGCAAGAAAAAACGGAAAGACATTATTCGCCGCCGCGATCATGGCATACATGGCATATATCGACGGGGAATATGGCGCGAAATTATATTGTCTTGCGCCGAAGTTGGATCAGGCGGAATTGTGTTTTGACGCGTTTTATCAGATCGTCCAGTCGGATGACGAACTGAACCAGATGACAAAGAAACGCCGGACGGATATCTATATTCAGGACTTCAACACGTCCGTGAAAAAGATCGCCTTCAACAGCAAGAAATCAGACGGATTCAATGTCTTTTTCTGCCTGAATGATGAGATCGAAGCGTGGCGCGGCGATTCAGGATTGAAACAGTATGAAGTTATCAGTTCCGCGACGGGCAGCAGGGAACAACCGTTGATTATGTCAACGGGGACGGCGGGATATGAGAACGACGGAATATATGACGAACTGATCCGACGGGCGACGGCGTTCCTGAAAGGGCGAAAGATCGGCAAGGAAAAAGAACGGCGTTTCCTGCCGTTTTTGTATATTATTGACGACGTGGAAAAATGGGACACGCGGGAAGAATTGGAAAAGTCGAATCCGAACCTTGACGTGTCTGTCCGTTGGGAATACTACAAAGAGCAGATCGCAATCGCACACGCGAGCCTGTCGAAAAAGGCGGAATTCCTGACAAAGTTCTGCAACGTCAAACAGAACAGTTCGATCGCGTGGTTAGATTTTCAGGATGTCGAAAAGGCGGTCAGGAAGGATCCGGACGGCGTTCCAGAACATTATTCACTTGATGATTTCCGGGGATGTTATTGTGTCGGCGGAATCGACCTGTCAAGAACAACGGACTTGACGGCAGCAGGCGTTGTGATCGAACGAAACGCGGTCAATTATTGTTTCGTCCGGTTCTTCATGCCTGAAAAGCGTTATCAGGTCGCGATCGACGAAGAAGGCGTCCCGTATAACATTTACAAAGAACGGGGGATCCTGACGATATCCGGGGAAAACGCAGTCGATTATAGGGATGTGTTCAACTGGTTCTTTTCGCTTGTCAAGGAATACAAGATCAAGCCGCTGAAAGTGGGTTATGACCGTTATTCCGCGCAGTATCTTGTCAACGACATGAAGGACGCCGGGTTCCACATGGACGACGTTTATCAGGGAACGAACCTGACACCGATCCTGATCGAGTTCGAAGGCAAATTGAAAGACGGATTGATCCAGATCGGGGACAATGGACTATTGCAGTCGCATTTCCTGAACGTCGCCGTCGATATCAACATGAACGACAGCAGGATGAAGCCGGTCAAGATCGACCGACGCGCCCACATCGACGGATCCGTCGCAGTATTCGACGCCCTGACAGTCAAAATGAAATACTATAACGAGATAGGGCGACTTCTGGAAAACAGGGGAAAATGATCCCGACAAGATGACATAAAATTTCGTCATTCTGTCGGGGTTTTGTTTTGTATGATATGGCTATGATAGGCAAGAAATAAGCACAGAAAGGGGGCGCAGTCCGTGGGACTATTGCGTGATTTATTAAATTTAAGACGTGCAAAATTCGCGCCCTTCGTCGCCCTGACGGGCGATTATCAGGCGAACGGAAATCTGCGCGATTCTGACATCGTGGGATCGATCGCGAACGTGATCGCGTCGAATGTCGGGAAACTACAACCGCAGATCATCCGCCGGACAGATGACGGACTGAATGTCCGAAACGATTACCTGTCCCGGATATTGTCGCTTCGTTGGTCGCCGGAACTGGACGCATATTCCGCACTTTACAGAATGGCGTCTGATCTGGTTTACAACTCAAACGCCTACGCGGTCATATTCTACACGCCGGACTTCACAAGGGTTCAGTCAATCGTCCCCGTCACGGCGAAAAATGTCAGGATATGGGAATCCGAAAACGGGATCCTTCTGTTCCGGTTCGTCTGGGACTATGACGGCAAAGAATACACCCTGCCGTATATGAACGTGATCCACATCCGGGCGCGTTACGACAAGAAGCGATTCATGGGAACCGCGCCTGACGGTCAGTTGAAAAACACACTTGAACTGATCGACACGACAGGCGAAGCCCTGCGGTCAGCGGTCAGGAATTCGGCGAACCTGAAGGGATATTTGAAATATAACAATTTCATTGACGACGACGAATTGAAGGCGAAGGTCAAGGAATTTCAGGACGCATATATGAGCGTCGGCAATACCGGCGGAATTGCGGGACTTGATAATTCAATGGATTTCAAAGAAATCAGTCAGACAACGCCGCAGATCCCGGTTGTTCAGTCGCAGTTCCTGCGCGACAACATATATCGTTATTACGGCGTGAATGAAAAGATCCTGACATCCAGTTTCAATGAAGCCGAATGGAATTCGTTTTATGAAAACGTCATTGAACCGATTTCGATTCAATTATCCCTTGAATTCACGTTCAAATTACTGTCAGAACGTGAACGCGGATTCGGAAACAAGGTCATTTTCACAGCGAACCGCCTTCAGTATGCGACGCTTCAGACCAGAATGTCGATCGGCGGTCAGTTATATGACCGTGGGATCATCACGATCAACGAACTGCGCGAATTGATGTATTACGAACCGATCGAGGACGGGGACGTCCGAATGGTAAGTCTGAACTATGTCAAGGCGGACGATCAATCACTTTATCAGGTCGGAAAAGATGACGATCAGGATCCGGGACAGGAACAGATCCCGGAAAATAAATTGAAAAATGCAGCAGTCTATTTCCTGAAAACTGAAAGAAAGGGGGCGGCGGACAATGGCAGCAAAGAAAACAACGTCTGAAACAACAAAGAACAGCGGGATCGAGATCGTAAAGGACGGAAACGTCACAAGCCTGATCCTGCCTGACGAAATAGCGTCGGCAATATGGAAAGACTGGAAGCCGGGAACAGTGAATGTTTGCGTCGGATCAAAGGACAACATTGTCGGGACGGGAACATTCAACCGAATCGGAATCCGCGCGGCGTTCTATTTCCTGAAAAACGAAAGGGGGAACGCATAACAATGCCAAAGATTAAATTTTTCAACTGTTTCGAGGTCAAGAACGAAACGGCAACATCGGCGGATCTGTATTTTTACGGCGATATCGTTTCGGACTATTGGGGCGCGTGGCAGGAAGAAGATCAATATCCAGAAGCGATCAAAAACTTTTTAAGCGGGCAGCAGGGAAAATCCCTGAATATTTATATCAATTCAGGCGGCGGAAATGTATTCGCCGGAATCGCGATCTATAACATGATCCGTCGATTCGCTGAAACCGCGTCCGTGAAAGTCCATGTTGACGGATTAGCCGGATCGATTGCGTCCGTGATCGCTTTTTCCGGATCGGAACCGCCACAGATTCCTTCAAACGCGTTCCTGATGATTCATAATCCGTGGGCGTTGGTAGAAGGAAACGCCGCAGACCTTCGCAAAATGGCGGACGATCTGGACGTCATCACGGACGGGATCGTGAATGTATATCTGGAACACGTCAAGGAAGGCGTGACAGAAGAAAAGATCCGCGAACTTATGGACGCGGAAACATGGATGACGGGGGCAGAAGCCGCCGAGTATTTCGACATCGAAACATCCGAAAGCGTCGCCGAAATCGCGGCGGCAGCGGGCGAATATGTCGCCCGGTCGCGTAATATGCCGAAGGATCTGATTATCCAGAAGGCAGCAGGCGC